CCGTGCCTGCAACGGTCATAACAGCAGTCGCGTCGATAATGTCACCACTGCTTGCGAGTGCGTGATACTTGTAATAATCCGCTGTACCGCCTGCTGATAATGCCTTTAGGCTTAACGGTATACGCGCCCTATAAGCCTCATCGCTTTCACCATCTAAGCGGTTGCAATTGACCAAGCTGCCGAGGTTGTCAAGAGATACGTTTTGCGCATACGCTAAAAAATTCTGATTTAAAGCGTAATTAGTTTGGATGTTAGCAAGCAACAAAGCGTATAACGCTGCGTTTAGCGTTAATTGTTCGGTGCTTGAGGGAGTGATGCTTACCCCTTGCGCCGATAGATAATCTGTTGCTTGCTGTAGTAAAACAGAAGCGCTCTCAGTTACAGCTTGTGGCATAGTCATAATAGCTTCCAGCTTATGGTTACAATTAAGCTACTACTATCAGTGCTCGCTACCTCGGTTTTAAGGAGGCTAACGCGCTTTTCCCATTTGCTGATGGCGTCGGCAATCGCTGAAATTACGCATAGTTTTGCTTTTTGCAGTGGCTTATCTAAACAGTCGATAACACGAGAGCCAAAATCAGGACGAAGGCGATCTTGCCCTGGTATCGTCGTGAGGATGTTTGAAATATTTTGAGCGACACTCAGCACCAGCTCACTACCTGTTAAGGGTTTACTGGTGATGCCATTATTAGCAAGGATGAAGGTTTGGGTAATAGTGCTGCTCATGCTGTTAGTATCGCGTGAGCAAGGGGGCGGTGTATTTTAACCGATGTTAAAAAATGCTAATGCGGCGTACTGGTACTGCCACCTTGGCTATCGGTATGTGTATGTCCTTCAAATGATAGACCACCACTGCCCCTAATGCCTCCAATCGCACTAATTGCGCCTGACACGTTTGCATTGCCACCAACGCTTGCGTTACCGCTTGTGCTAAGGTCTCCGTTAATACGAACATTGCCATTAACGGTTATATTGCCGTTATGGGTGCTCGTTGCGGTGATATTGATAGTCGATGCTGTTACTGTAATCGCGCCGCTGGTTAATACGGTCATGGTATGCGTGTTGCGGTTATAAGCAACGTAAGCGCCATCACTAAACTTGGTTATCGTTGTATCTCCGTCTGTTGTTGGAACCGTATCAACATTGCTATAAACCGCCCCAACGACAAACCCTCGGTTTAGGTCTAACTCTAATAAGATGACAACTTGCTCGCCAATATCTGGCAAAGCAGCATGTTTATCTAGCGCGGTCTTGGTGGCTAATACGTTACACCAAGGGCTAACCATTCCATCATATTCTGGCAGCGTAGCGCGGATTCTATATGTTGTTGGGTCTCGTTCCTTAACAATACCGATAACGCTGTTAATCATATCAACCACCCTTCCACGGATGTGATATAGCCGCCGCTTTTGTCAATCGTATGATTTACCGTTTGCACCAAGCACGACGTGGCATTTTTTCCCATGCCAACTAACGAAATAACGCGCCCTGCGGCTATAACAGGAATGCCAAAACAGCGAAAGCTAATGCGCTTGCGGTCTCTATTTGCGCGGGCTAAATCGGCACTTGTTGCCGCTGCGTGTGTTTGTCTGGCAATTTCACGCTTAACGTTTTTTGTGGTTTGTGCGGCTTTAGTTGTGCCCGTCTGAATCACTCTGCCCTTTTCATCAACTGCATAAACAATAAGTTCCTTGGTGTTGGTGTCGTGCTTTCTGCGTTCGACTTTTTTAACCGTTTCTACTAAATCGATATCGACGTCCCAGCTGATTAGTACGTCTTCAGGAATTGTATAAAATGGCTTCTGTGCCATTAAATCTGACATAGGCACACAAGTAATCGTATTGTTATTCAGCTTTAAATTAAGGTCTGCATCGTCGCATAGACGCATTAAAAAATTAAGGTCGGTTTCGTTGTCTTGGGCTGTGTAGTCTAGGGGAATATCATTAAAGCGTAAATCCGTTGCAAGCCCAGTGCGTTGAGCAACGGCTTTTATGATGGTTTGCAAGCTTTGATTGTCCCAGCTCTGACTAATACGGGTGCGCAATTGTTTTTGATTGGGTGCTGCATTGCCCGACAAGGTAACGACACTAGGCGAGCCAGTATATTTAATGCGGTCAATTTCAAAGGTGTTATTAATATCGACTAATGAACCCTCGTAACCAAACGAAATATCTAAGGTTGCCCCTGTATCTGGTAAGTTATCGCGCCAAAATCCGCTCACGTCTTCAAATGTAATACTCACCGTGTCGCTTCTATCGCTAATGTTGTCCTGATAGTCAAAACTTATCAGACTGTCAGTCAAGTCGCGCCCAGTGCTTTTGCCGTTATAGTTGATGTTAAGCGCTGGTATGAGACTTATGTTAGCCATGCGGGTTTTGCCTGTGTCGTTGGTTGTGCTGTTTTATATACAGGAACATTAACCGTTAATCCTGTTGGCAGCGTGTCAGTTAGCGGCAGGTTTGGATTAATGGCGACAATGTCGCTTATCATGCCAACGTGACCGAAATACTTAAAACTAATCAAGTCTAAGCGGTCGTCTTGGGTTGTTACGTGGTGGATGTAATAGGCAATTTCGTTCATTTTCGCGCCACCGCATTGGCAATGTTTTTAGCGTACCAAGGGCTAACGCCACTCATGTAGCTGTTGGCTGTTTGCATGCTGCCATGCATCGCCTGTATGCCCTGCTCGATATTGCTTGGGTTCATATTTTGGGCGATGTTACTAATATTAACCATCTCTATACCTGACTTGCTCATATTGGCAACATACTTTAGGTCTTCCGATGATATTCCGCTCGTGTCAATCCCTAACGCATTGGCAGCTTTAACTGCGTCGTTCGCAAGCCCTGGCATTTGACCTAGCACCCTTGAGGGGTTACCGCTCTTTAATGCGTTGGCGAAGGCAATGCCGCGATTAACAGCGCTCATTGCTGTTCTGGCTGTGCTTAGGGCTTTTGCAATGGTCATACCTTTGCCGTCATCGGTTAGTTTTGGTTTATCACCAATGGCATTGGCAGGGTGCGAAATATCGCCATTTGTTTCACCAATCGGCAGCGGAGGACTTTCAGTCAGCGATACCGATACCGTCGCCTGTACCAAGTTACCGTCCGTGGTCATTTGTGTGCTGGTGATGCTAATGCTGTCGCACACAAACCAACCAGCGTGCGTGCCGTTTGTTAGCACTAAGCCGCCGCTTTTCTTGCTGGACAACATGCCTTTTAGTTTATCTATTTCTGCCTGTGGATCGCAGAAGCGAGCATGAAACAACATATCAAGCTTATAGGTGTCCGCCCCAAAGCCAGTAAACTGCAACAGGGGTTTTTGTCCAATGCGCTCAAGACTTGCATAATTCGCCGTCTGTTCCTGCGATACCCCAGTGAAATAGGTGATTAGCCCAAATGTCACATCGCCCAAAAGTCCAATCATTGTGCTGCGTACCCCGTGCGTGTTTGTTGTTTCATCATGGTTTTATAGCGTTGCTCGAACTCGGCTTGGCTGTAGTTTAACGCTTGCTTAACACTGGTTACAGTTTGTTCACTTGTGCCAGCAGGCAATGTTATGTTAGGGCTAAAGTGGATAACGTCGCCACCTTTTGCGCTGGCATCGTTAGCCGCCTTTAGGTTAGGCTGAATATTGGGCACTGGCAACTGATTAAGTTGTGGCGCGTTAAGGTGCATCTGGTACTTTTCTGGCAAGATAGTATTTAGGGCTTCGTTTGTTGTGTTAATAAAGCCTGTAAATCCGCCTAAAATGCCCTGCCATAATTCAGCAAACCACTGTTTCAAGCCTTCAAAAGCGGCTTTAATAGTGTCTGGTAACGCCCAAACTTGGTAAATAACCTGACCAATAAAATCCGTAACTGAGCTAATTGCGCTACCAATAGCAATACCAGCAGTTTCGCCCCATACTTGCCAACTAAATGCGCTTTCGTCAGTAGCAACTTTAATGCCTGTGATGCTCTCTATTAATCCAGAAACTTTGCCACCAATGCCGTCAAACAGCTTAATGACAGGCGACAAGCCCACCATTACCCCGTCCCAAAACCCATTAAACAGGCTACGCACCTGTCCAAAGTTCTCATAAAGCAGATAAGCGGCAGTGGCAATGGCTATAACCGCTGCGGTAACTGGGTTAGTCATGATTGCGACTTTTAGCACCGTTAATGCGGCAGAAGTTGCTAATGATGATGCCTTGACCAATAAAATACCAACCGATAACGCCTTAAATGCTGCCACGCCCGCTAATACATAACCTGCCATTTTTGCTATTTCAGGATTGTTTTTTACAAAGTCACCGACAAAGATAGCTGCATCTTTTAAGTAACCTGTGATAGTCTTAATTGCTGGTAATAATAAATCGCCAACCGATACGGAAAACTCGGTGATCGCAATGTTTAAGCCCTTCCACTGCTCAGAAAAACCTTGCGTCCGTTTCTCAAAATCCGACCCCAGCATATCGCTACCACCTGCGGCTAAAGAATCAGCGCTAAAACTTTTCAGCTTGTCTTTATTTTGCAACAGCGCACGCAAAGCGCCCATCGCTTGCATGTCTTGAAACAATTGCCCCATATTTCCAGCTTCGCCAAGGCTTTTGAACATTTCAGCGGATTTTGCGCCATCTTTTTCAGCTAACGCCGCTTGATATTTAGCCAAGTCATCAGGATTAAGGGCTTTAGCCATGTAGTTTTCGACCAAGTCCAGCATAGCGGTAACAGGGTCAACGCCGTTTAATGCGGACGCTTTTAGGCTAGATTTTAAGTCGATGCCTACTTTTCCGAAGTCTTTAACGGTATCGGGCGCATTGATTTTGGTTAGCAAGTTGACTAGGTTATTACCCGCTTCGTCAGCTGTTCCTGCACCAATTTTAGACACTTGCAACATACTGGCAAGCTGGGCAACGCTTTCTTTTCCGCTCATACCCATAGCCGCCAACATTGGTGTGAGTTTTGGCATCCATTTAGCCATGTCTTTGAACTCGACTTGCCCAAGTTTGGTTGACTTAATCATGATATTCATTGCGCTTTCACTATCTGCCGCGCTGATTTTCATATTGTTCGCAAGCGCCAAAAAGGTGTTGCCAATGTCGTCCATTTGCGCACGGGTAGCAGTGGCGGTTTTGGCAATAACGGGGGCATAACGGTTAAGTTCATCAGCAGACTGAATGCCGCCAGCAACCAAAGTCTTTACCCCATCTGCAACAGCATCAAGTGACTGGTTCATGTCTAGCGCGGCTTTGCGAAGGGTAAAGCCTAGCGCGGCTTCTTGTTCTGGTGTAAATTCGCCAGTAATGGAAATATCTTTAACATCATCCTCGGCTTTTGCTTTTGCCGTGATTGGTTTAGCCGCAACATAACCAACGGCTGCGGTGCTTATAAGCTGGCTTTGTGCTTTCTGGAATGCTTCTTGTGATTGACCTAGGCGCGTTTTAGCTAATTCGGCATTCAGTTCGCGCGTGGCTTTCTTTAGGTTGTTGGTATCGGCACCAGCGGCTTTTAACTGATCGCGCAAGGTATTAATTAGTGCTCCTGTGCCACTGGTAAATAATCTTGTCATGGATTGTGATTTTAGCCGCGCAAACTCTTTTCCAGCGGCTTTCAAATCGTTGATTAATTGTTTGCTGCCCTTAATTCCTTCAACTTGTGCTTTGAAAGCGTTGGCTGTTTTGCTAAGATTGCTAAAACCTTTTACGGCAGCCGCACCAGAAAAGCCTAGCGCAATCCCTAATTGCATAGTCGTGTTCATAATATGCGTTACCCTTTAGACCTGTTAGCTGGCAATCTACAACCCGTTATTAAGCTGATTTATCTGCATTATTGACCTTGTTTGGTCGGTGAATATGGCGCATGGTCTTGATTTTTTAGCCATGATTGCCGTGTCAATTCCCTCGGCGATAGCGGCTGGAATATGCCTTGTGTTGATCATGATTCCAGCGTTTATCATTAGCACCGTTCAAGGATTGCGGCATTAGTCTTTAGCCAATACCGCTTGCGCCTGTTCCGCCCACCACACAAGGCGACTAATCGGCATAGTGCAACAATCCGCATAACTAAAGCCGCCCTTTGTGGTTAAGTAAAGCACTATGCTGACGTAGTCTCGCTCGCGTCCGATGACGCTGCCAATGCGTTTCCCAATTCGCCCAGTAGCTTAACAGGGAGTTGCAACACATCCTCCATCACCAGTTTTTTACCGTCAAATGTTGCTGTTTGCGCAATAACTGCCGCCATTAACCGTGTTTCGCTGGCATCTTTACCAGCCGCACGATAAGCGTTTTCCATATCCATCCCTGTTGCATCGCGCACCACCACTTCGACCGTGTCAGGGTCGAATGGCAAATTGTTGGTGTCTTGTTTGCGTGTTATTTTCATTCAATCACCATCCTAAATTGGTTTTATAGGTATCCAGCACATCAACGCCATCAACTTTATAGGTGTTGTTCATAACATCAAACTCTAAATGGTCTGCTCCGTCGATAGTTAGCTTGATATACGTCGCGCCATAATCAACAGCCAGTTCAACGCCAGATTGCGGCTTAAATCCACCAAGCGGTACGTTCTTAAAATTAGCCGTAACAACACACACGTAGGGCACTTCTTGCGACACACCTTGTGAAGTGTGCGTTAGCAATGAGCCACGCAATTGCAGCTGAACCGTTTTGAGTGGGTTAAATAACTTGATCATCACGTCAGGATGAATGCTGTTCCAAGTCATTTTACCCTCTAGCTTCTCGAACCCGCTAAACACTTCCATCGCGCCAGCCATACCTAACACGTTATGATCAGTTGTCTTAGATTTTAGTGTCGGTAATTCCATTTCTGAAATTCGACCAGCCAAGTTGTTACCGTCCATGTAGACGTTTGCCCCATAAAGGCTATTAATTTGTTGTGCCATTATTTAAGCCCTTTATATAAGTTAATATCGATAAACGACTGGAAGCTAATACGTTCCGCTGGTGTCGGTGGCAGGAATGTGATGTCAAAAGTAAGATGACCCGCTGCCAATTCGGTATTAGGGTTTTTAGCCTTATCGAATGTGCAAGAGCCGTCGATTAACGCACCACGACCAACCAGTGTGCGCAAGAACGAATTGACCGTTTCGCGGATACTGTCAACTACTGCTTGATTAATTGGGCTATCAATAAACTGTAACATCGCAAGCTCAATACTTTCGTGGATGATGTCAGCAGTGCGGCGCACTGGTAAAAAGTTTGTTACCGCTGTGCTGCTTGGATAAGAAGCCGTGCGGTTGCCCCATAAACGCAACCCAGAACCAAAGCTGTTAAAAATAGATGTAATTCCGTTGCTGTTTAACAAGTTTACTTGCGTGTTAGGGTCATTCACTGCGGCTGTTAAGCTAGTTTCAACGCCAATAATGCCGCCAATCTCGTGATTAGATGGTGACACCCAATAACCTTCGTCTTGGTCGGTAGAAGCGATTAAGCCCGCAATACGTGGCGACATGCCTTCGATTCGCGTTGCATTTGTAACAGGGTCATAAACTTTAACGCTTGGGTAAAGCAAATAAGCGCGTTCGCTACTGGTGTTGAAGTTGATTGTGCCACTTGCACCGCGTCCAGCGATTACCTGCTCATAAGTGCATCCGATTGGCGCATCGATCAGCGCAATACCACGCTGCCCGTTCGCTTGGTTAATCATTTCGCTAGAAACGGCGGCAGATGTGCAGTAGCCAGGAGCGATAATAATTTTAGGTCGGAAGCCAAACAGCGTATAACAATCTTGCGCAATCGCTAAACCAGATCGTTTACCCGTTGTTGAATTATACCCGCCGATGATGTCTGCTGCTGTCACGTTAGCTGGGTTGCCAGCATGTTTAACAGGGTCGTAAACGTTCACAACCACAACCAACCCTGCGCCTTGGTCAAAAATGCCATCGAGTGCATAAGGAATGGTATAACCAGCTGTAAATGTACCAAATTGAGCAGCATCTACGTCTGACATTACCAAAGTAGGGGTATTGATTGCACCAGTTGGTGCTGTGCCAACCAATAAGATTACCGCGCTCTTAACTACAGAGACAGGGCGTGCTCCAGATGTAACGGCAATGGTTTCAACGCCGTGTAAATAACTTGCTGGCATTATTCTTGTGCTCCTTTCTTAGTTGATTTTTTTGCTGGTGCTTCAACACCTGGTGAATCTGTTTGTGTCTCATTTTGAGCTTCAGCATTTGCCTCTTCAGTATGAACTTCAACAGGCGCTTCAACTGGTGTCAAATAACCGTTCGCTACCAGAGTTTGTACATAGTCACAATCTGGCAACTCAACAGTATTGTTTGGCTGCATTTCATATTCAGCGCCGTTAATGGTCACAAATTGCGGGTGAGTGCCTGTAAATAAATAAGCGTTCATATTTATAGTCCTGTGATAGTGGGGGTTAAACTAATGGTAAAAGGGTTCGGGGCTGGTTCTGGCGCAAAGGTCATTAAGCTGGTTGATACACTGATCGCGTACTTCCACCATCCACTTTGTGCGTCAATAAAACGCTCTTCTTCAACAGCCAAAGGGTACATTGCACCAACGTTAGCACCTTGCAACGCTTGACGCGCATTATCGAGCAATGTGTATGCGTCGCTGTGTTTGTTCGCGTCTGGGTAAAGAAGAATCACGCTCAATTTCACATCACGAATTTGATTTTGTGCGCCCAATCCGTTTGGTTTGCTAAAGTGCGAGCCTTG